CTTAAGGGCCGTAACGCTAATCATAAGGTTAGTGGTACCTGTTCCAGACTCCATAAGCCTATCACTTTCCAATCTTAATTGATTGATCGGTGATCAGCGGTAGTGTGGTTAACTACTGTGGCGGAACTAATGATGCTGAGATGGCATCATCAATAACTAGTATGACCTAACAGCTTTTCCAACCGGCGAAGCCCTTTAAAGAAGGCTCACACCCTAACCTTTGAGGACATGAGTACGACTTATTGATAACCAACATTATTATAAAATTGTGACAAACAACTTCATGAATAATGCCGGTTTCAAAATGGAGCTTAAAAGATGGATTCGACCTCAAGAGGTCCTTCCTTTCTTTAGAGTTCCAGTCTGGCTCATGGGTCTATCACATATGTGGAAACAAGGTTTCCTACCAATGTGCAATAGAGTCCAAACATTATGGAAACATAATGGATCCACGTGGTTAGTTCAGTATCTTGCTGAAGTTTCGCGTGCTATTGTATGTTGGCTTGGTAATGAATCTTATGTAAGATCTTCGATCTTTATAAGCATTACTGGGAAAGGTTTACCCAAACTAATTCCTTTAATTCTCCGGAAATCTATGATAGCTGGAAAGCTACGAGATTCTGGTGAAGGGAAATTAGTTATCAGAGCTGTATTAACAGTTCTATCAATCTACCGAGTAATGGGTGCCAGACCAGTTGTTAAACTGGGTACTATAACCGATCCCTTTAAGGGAATCAGCTGTACTCTACCTCAATATGAGATAGATCTTGCATTGCACTCATTAGGGTTGAAATCACTTAGATTACAGCAACCAGATCTCAATACGATTTCTGAGTCTGCTGGACCTAATTATGCAAAAGCTACATATGGTGCTCCATTGGATGCAATAGCCTATATCCGTTATCCACGAGTGTGGTATAACTGGGTAAGATATTGTTTATCTAATAGATACTATATGATTGTCCTTTGGCATTTCGGATTGATACTACTTGGAATGGCCCTTTTACCTATCATGGTAATCGCGGAGAGTTTCCCTTTATATTTGGGACGTTTAGTTAAACTAAACGAGGCACGAGGAAAAGTTCGTATTATAGCCATTACGGATTGGTGGACACAAGTTGTGTTCCATCCTTTACATAATGCTATAGCTGCAATTCTAAAAGAATTGCCGATGGACGGAACCTTTAACCAGGTGAAACCATTGCAACGGCTTCTCGATTTAAATCGTGCTCAGCACGTGCTTTACTCTTTTGATTTAAGTGCAGCAACTGACAGGTTACCTGTTCAATTGCAAGTCCAAATTCTCAACACTTTAGGTGTTAGAGGTGATTTGTGGCGGGCTATCTTAGATAGACCTTGGCACTTAGATAATTCACCAATTAGATATTCTGTAGGACAACCAATGGGATGTTACAGTTCCTTTGGTATGTTAGCTCTTACCCACCATCTTATAGTCCAAATTGCGGCTTTCAGAAGTGGTTGTAAATGCATATTTACAAATTATGCAGTGCTAGGTGATGACATTGTTATTGCCGATGATGCGGTGGCGAAAGCCTACCTTGCAATCATGGAAGTACTCGGAGTAGATGTAAACCTTGTGAAATCTCATCAAGGATCTACTGCTGAGTTTGCCAAAAGATGGATACACAGTACTTTAGGGGATTTTACTCCTCTTGGTGCTGGTAATATCTTGGTTACAGTAAGAAACTACAAATATCTACCGTCATTACTTATGGAAATGAGGGAGAAAGGTTACTTTCTTTCCTTATCTAGCGTAAGAGATATATTAGGATTAATGCCGTTCTTAAAGCGTAAAGCTTCAGACAGATTAAGACTTATATATATATTGATGATCCTAGGACCATCAGGCCTAAGTACTTGTAGTACCCATTCATCAGGCGAGAGCCTCGAATTATGGTTACGTTCACTAGTACCATGGTATTTTACAAATCTACGTGAGATCGTGCTTGGATCATTTATGATCCGACACATCGAAGACCGTAGTAGTATATACACCAAATGGCAAGAAGATAAGCTATACTTTGAAAACAATTGTTTTCGGTATAGCCTCTTAGAATCCAAAAATAGCTTTGCTACTTTTGGGCTGGGACATGGGGGAGGGCTACGTCGCCTAATCTACGATATCGTATTTTGGGAAGGCGCCTCTTTACGAGCTACTATTCTCTTTTTGATAAGATATATTAGTTCGGCACTCTTGATCAGAGTGTCTCCTGCCTGGTATGCATATATGAACGTCGAAGACCCTCTCGA